ACCGGATAGTCGAGCCAGCGAACATTGATCATGTGCGTGATCGGGGTATCGACCTGGGTCGATTGATAGAACGTGCTCGCGTAGGTCGGCTGAATGTCGGCGTGCACGTCGGCGATTTTGACCAGTGACTCGTCGATCGCGCTGTCGGGACCGGGCGCCTGATCGCGTCGGTAGAGCGTCACGAGCCAACGCAGGGCACCGATGCCGTTGGAACTCGCAAGCTGGCCAGACGGATTATCAGGCACGCTACCCCGCGAACGTCCATAATCTGAACGGATCCAGCAGCCGGTAAAATGCTTTCGGCATTTCCGCCTCCACGTCGCCCCGGTTTTCGTAATAGTGCGCCGTGCCGATCAGAATGGCGTTGCGGATCGGCATGGGAACGGCGGCGGGATCGGCGGGGTCATAGCCGGCGGTATAGTCGATGATCATCGATTGCTGCGGAATGCGCGGCAGGAGTTGCGGCTTGACCGCGATGTAGCCTGGCTCAACGCCGAGGTTGAGGTCGTAGTCCGCCGGGTCCGCCACCGTCATGTCATCGATCGGCCCCCAGGTGATTTGCTCGACGGAGACGGCCGGCGCGCGCGGCAGTTCGATCGGCCGCTTGACCAGCGGCGGCCAGTTCAGCGGAAAAACGATCAGCGATTGCGGCACCAGCGGCGTCGCGGTCGGCGGCGGCGCCCAGGTGATCGCGTAGCGCAACTGCTGGGTGATCAACGCGCGGTTGAGGTATGCCTCGGCCTCGATCCGCGCGCCGATCAGATACATCCCGACCAAAGCGTCGTCATAGTCCGTATCGATCCGGCAATGCTGGCGTGCCAGGGCGACCGTCACCGGCTCGATCGCGGGTTCGACGATCACGCGCAGCGAGGCATACACGCTACTTGCGGACCACACCGCCGGGTTGCCGCATGGGCATCTGTGGCACGCCCTCCGCGCCCTCCGGGGCCGCCTCGACCGCTCGGGCGGGCGGCACCAGGAAGTGGATCGGCTGCGCCAGCCGGCGCGCGTCGAGGTCGCGTGCCGCTTCGTACGGCACGGCGATCATTTCGCCCGCCATGTAGTGCGCGAACCGGCGCAGCGTCCGCATCTGGACCAGGGTGCCCGGCATAAGGTCGCTCATGAGGTTGCTCCTTGTGTGAGGGCCGCGCCGGTCCCGGAGGTGAAGTGACAGAGCGCCGAAATGTCGGTGCCGGCTGCCGGCGCGCTGGCGTAACCGATGGTCGCCGTCACACCGGTCCGCGTCGTGGCGATTTCAAAGTGGGTTCCGGCAATCCACGTGCAGCGCACCACGGTAGCGCCGCCGAGCATCCCGGCGATGGCCGCCGCGACCAACGCCATGGTGTTCAATCCATTGAAATTGGATTGCACGCCCTGGACGACACTGCCGTTGATGGTGATCGCCATCGCGCCATTGGTGATCGCGCCGATTGTCGTCAGGAACGTGGCGGTGTCCAGAATTTGGCCGCCGGTCAGCCGCGCCGCCGTCCACGCGGGCGGCGTCGTGACGACCACGCCATTCGACGCGGGCGCGGGCGTCGAGCCGTGTTCGTTGGTGGCGGTGACAACGCACGTCAGGGTGGCGCCGACATCGGCCGCCACGATTGTGTAGGCAGCGGCGCTGGTGCCGACGTTGGTTGCGCCCCGCTTCCATTGGAACGCGTAGCTGGTCGGTTCAAAGTTCCAGTTGCCCACCGTCGAATTGAGAATGCTGCCGTTTTGGGTGACGACCGGGATATCGACGAGGACCGGCGGAACCGAGAGCGGTGGCGTCAGCACCCCCAGGTTCCGCAGCGCGAGTTCTTCTTCACCGGTAAAGGCCGCGACCTCGCCAGGGAAATAGCTGGCGTACTGCTTCGCGAACGTGACCGGACTATCACGCGGCGGGATACCCTCGACCGAACCCAGACTCATCGGCCGCGCCGTCGATGATCCGTCGCTTCGTGGACCGGCGGCGCGTCCTCCGGCGCGACATGCGGGGGATCGACATTGACCGTCGGGCGCTCGCTCGCCCGCGCGGCCACGCGTTCGCGGTGGCGCTCAAGGTCCTCTTGCGCCGCGATGCCCGGCTTGCCCGCCGCCCGGTCACGCGCGGCGCGGTCGAACTGGGTCGAGACGCGCGGGTCGTAGGTGATCGGGATGTCCAGATGCTGGGGATCGGGTACCGGAAGGCGCGGCGGAAATTCCAGCCCCGCCACCATAACCCCGCCAGCCGGCGGGTTCGACGGTCGATCGGGCGGGACGTCCGCGCGCGCCTCGCCCGCTGTCGCGACGCCCAGCTCGATAAGCACGTCGGCGTCCAACACGCTAAAAGCGGCGGCTTCGCCCGCGTTGTAGCTGCCCCATTGCGTCGTGAAAGTGACGACGTGGCCGGCCGGTTCCTCGACCGGCGCGACCATGGTTGTGGTCTCTGACATGTGCGGACTCCTTTATGCCGGATTGGTGAGCGCGGGCGGTGCGTTCGCGCCGGTCGAGAGAGCGGGCCGGATGGCGGCGGCCTGCGACCACGTCGGGTTGAGCGGCTGCGTCGAGTAAGGCGCCCCAGGCGCCCCAGGCAGGCCCGTGAAGGCCCAGTCCTGGATCAGCAACACGACCAGCGATTGCAGGTGCCGCATGTTGCAATCATGCTCGGCGATGACCCGGAACAACGATTGATCGCGCTGGAAGCTCGACACCATGCCGGTGCCATCGTTGTAAGCGGCGACGTCCGACGCATCCACCACCACGTTGTAGGTATCGGCGATGACGAAGTCGGCCATGTCGACGAAGTAAATCTCGCTCGCCTTGGTGTAGGTCGACATCACCAAATTGGTCGGGATTTGCTGCGTCAGGCGCACCGGATAGCCTTCCAACATTCCGCGTGCCATTTCGTCCTTGAAGTAAAACCCGCCGATGCTGTCCCGCGCCGTCGCGATGAACCGCGCGGCGGTTGGCGCCATGATCCAGGTCGGCCGGATCATCCGGCTCATACCGTTCTGCAAGGTCAGCAGCGCGGCGGAAACCCCGGCCAGGATCGCGGTCACCCCGTCACCCGGCCCTGGTGTCGCCGGCATCGCGGTCACGGTGATCTTGTTCGCCGGCAGGCACAGGCTTTTCATCCCGACCGGACCTTTGTCGGTGCCGTCGCCACGCAGGAAGGCAAGGTCCTCGCGCCGCGCGATGGTCTGCACGAGATCGTCGCGCACGATCTCCTCGACGCCGATCGGCGAGCGCCGGATCAGGTCATTGCTGACCGGAACCATCGCCGTGAGCTTCTTGGCGACGAAGTTCACGTCGTCGAACCGCTCTTGCGAGATGGCGATGTCGTCGAGTTCGTTCTGATACGCGGCGGTCGCCCCACCCGCGAGACGCGGGATCGTCAGGTTGCCCATCGGCATTCCGACTTCCATGGGACTTGCGCCGCGTACCGCCGTCATCGCCCGCAGCAGTTCGATCAGGTCGGCCATGAAGTCCTGCGGGATCAGCGCGCCGCCTTCGCCGGTCACACCCGAATTGAGCGCGCGGGCCACGAGGTCGTCGCCGAACCGGTTGGTGACGAACTCCGCTGCCTTCTCCAGCGACACCCGATGGAAGCTGGCGTGCATCAGGCCGAGCACATAGCGCGCGGCGTGAATGCCCCGCTTGTCCTTGATCCCCTTGAACGGATCCCGCTTCACGCGCGGCTGGACGGTGGTCCGCAGGCGGACGCCAGTGCGCGCGAGGCCCTTGTCGTCGTCGTCGCCCTCGCCGTCGTCGGAGCCGTCGGTGGCGCCCTCGGCGGCGGCGGCCATCGCGGCGGCGACCGCCTGCAGCCGCTGGTCGATCGCGGCGAGTGATTCGGCCAACGCGTCGAACGTCGTCTTGTCCTCGTCGGAGATCGGCTTCTCGTCATCGTCGCTTTCCTTGGCGACAATGACCGCCATCTTGGCGACGATTTCGCCGCGCTTGCGGCTCAGTTCACGGTGTCTCTCGGAAAGTCCCATAGTCGTATTCCTTATGCGCGGCGTCTGGCGCCCGCTGATTTGTTGGGGGGAACGTCCGGCACCGGATCGACCATCCTCGCCGTGGCCAGTTGGAGCATCCGCCTGCGGCGGGCTCGGGCTCTTGCTTGTTCTTCGTTGATCTTCGCGGCGAGTTCCGTCTGCATGTCGTTCAACACGGCGGCGGAGAGACTCGTCAGTTCTTCGCCACTCTCGGGCGGCGTATCGGCGGCGATGGCGGTGCCCTCGCCGGTCAGCGGTTCCTCGATCAGTGCCTCCGGGTTGGCTGGCACGGTCACGATCGAGAACTCGACAAGCTCCTGCTCGGTGAAGTCGATGCCGGGGAACCAGTCATCGGCGCCTCGCTCCTTGTCGGTGGTGTATTCCCACTTGAGCGGGCGGAAGCCGACCGAGGTCGCGCCGAGGAAGCCTTGTTTCGCGAGGCGATAGATCGCCTCGGCGAACGCGCCGGCCTCCGGTGTCATCTCGGGAATGAACTCGACCGAGGCCATCAACGTGTCGCCCTCGACCTTGACATCGAAGGCGCGGCCGATCGGCAGGCGCGAGGCGTCATGGCCCCAGAGCACGACCGGATTGCGCTGGTACTGGCGCAGATCCCAGCCGGTGACGGCGACGCTGTCCTGTTCGCGATCGACGGCGCCCGTGGAGATGCAGAAACGCAGCGCGCGGCGTTCGTCCATTGACGGCGTGGGCGGCGCGATGACCTGCTTGAGGACGCCGAGCGCGGCCGGCGACCGGTGGAGCAGCTTGCGGTGCAGTTGCTTGAATCGCAGGGCGCTGACGAGTGGCATCATTCGACGGGTCCCGGTACGGGTTTCGGCGTATTACCGGAGGGCGCGTTCGCCGCTTCGTTCGGCGCCGTCGCCGAGGGCGCCGGAATATCGGCCGGCACGGCGGTATTGAGCGGTACGCGGTATTCGTCGGCGGTTTCGTCGTCGATCGGATCAAGGTTCTCCCGCGCGCGGACTTCGTTACGATTGAGCCAGCCGTTCAGCGTGCCGACCTGATACGCCTGATAGCGGGTCAGCAGATCGCCGCGCGTCATGTCGTCGAAGTCGAGCTTGCATTCGAGGAACGATCGTTCGTCCTCGAACAGCAGATGATGATCGAACAGTTGCTCGATCGAGCGCGCGATCGGCGTCAGCGCGCTATCGACGTATTGCTGGTTCTGCTGCTCGATGTTGTTCAATGTCGCCTTGTCGAGTTCGCCGAGGCGGTGCGGCGGAACGCCATAGAGCCGGCATATCTCGATGACGCTGAAACGGCGTGATTCCAAAAATTGAGCCTCTTCATTCGTGATCGCGATCTTGCTGAAGTCGCCGCCTTCTTCGAGGACCGCGACCTTGTTGGCGTTCTGCACGCCCGCGTGGGTTTCTCGCCATGAATTTGCGATGCGGTCGGCGGCTTCCTTGCTCAGCACGCCCGGAAACTTGATTACACCCCCGACCTGCCCACCCTGGCGGAACAGCGTCGCGCCATGCTGCTGCGTCGCCAGCGCGAGGCCGAGCACATCCTGGGCGATGGCGACCGGCGACGCGCCCACGTAGCCGTCGAGCGAAATGTTCTTGATGTGGATCATGTCATCGGGCGGCACGACCAGCCCGTAACCCAGGCGCCGCGAATTGATCCGGTAGTACATCTCGCCGTCGTCGCTCAGCATCATCGTGCAGCGATCCGGCGCGATCGGCACCAGTTCGATCGGGTTGCCGTCGCGGTCGCGCTCGACGACGACGAAGGCGTTGCCCCGGATGCACAGCGAGGACACCGCGTAGCTGATGAACTCGAACCACGTCTGCCAGCGGTTCGGCCGGCGGAACAATTTGCCGAGCGGATGCTGGACCTCGCGCCGGTAGCCGCCGCTGGACAGCACGCGGCGCACGAATGGCTTCAGGACGGCGATGTCCTGCGAGACGCAGCGGATGCAGGCATAGAAGGCGGACGATTGCAGCGCGGTGAACGGGGTAACGGGAACGCCCGTATTGCTCGCGTAGCCGCCGAGGGCGGCATAGAGCATCGGCTGCGGCCAGCCGAGCCCGCCGAGGGTCGAAGCCGCCGCGCCCGCGTCCTTGGCGACCGGCGGCGGGGTGGACTCTACCGGCGCCCCCTGGCCGATACTCGGCTCGACGCGCGGTCGCGAGCCAGCGGTGACGACGTCGAGGCGCATCGCGGCAAGCACGCGACTTATGACGCTCATTCCAGCACCACCACGAACGCCAGCAGCACCGCCAGGATCGCGGCGAGGATCATCGCCCAGCCGAGCGCGGGCGGCGTTCGTTCCGTTTCAACCCAGGTAAGCGGACCCCGAGGCTTGATCATTCCAGCACCAGCAGGCCACGGGTTTCGTAAACCGACCGGGTATCGACGGCGGTCAGACAGCGGGCCACGCCCATGATCAGCGCTATCGCGCCATCGATCTTGTTCTCCGGCCGCGCCTTGCGTGGATAGACGTTGCCGCGCGCATCGTAATGACCGACCACGTTGCCGACGCACCAGCCGAGCGGCCCGTTCATATCGTGGCGCAGCCGGCCGGCGCGGATCGCCGCCTCAAGCTCTTTCGTCGGTTCGCTGAAGTTCTGCGTGTTGGAGCGGAACTCCATGCACGGCACACCCTGCGCCGAAAGGCGTTGCGCGAGTTGCAGCGAGCCCCACGGGTCATAGGCCAGCGAGGCGACGTTGAACCGCTTGCACCAGTCAACGACATCGTCCTCGATCATGCCGAAGTCGGTTTCGTTGCCGGGCGTGATCACAAGTTCATCGTTCGCGGCCCAGCCGGGATATGACGGATTGCGTGCTTCCATCACCGCCGCTTCGTTCAGATAGCAACGCGCGAACACGGCATAACCCTCGCCGTCGGGGAACACCGCGACGAGTGCCGCGAGGTCGGTCTTGCTCGCGAGATCGAGCGCCAGATGGCACTTGCGGCCCTCGAAGTCCTCGAGGCGCAGATCGCGGTCACCGCAGGCGTTCCATGCCCGCGTGCTGAACAGTGCCTCGTCGGCGCCGACCCAGACGTTGAGATGCCGCGTCCGCGCCGAGGCTTCCTGCGCCGGGTTGTTGCGAGCCTGCCGCATGATCGCGCGAATGGCGTCCGGCTGCACCGAGCGGCCCCAGCCGGGGTTGGCCTTGATCCAGGTCGCCTCGTCCCACGGGTCGTCGGTGTCATCGACGGAATAGATGACCCCGAACAGCCGATCGTCCTCCTGGCCGCCCTCGAGTACCCGGGCGAGATAGTCCCAGAGCCGCTTGCCGATGCCGGCGCTGTTCGAGGTCGCGGTCGAGATCGACAGCACGAACGGCTGCTTGCGCTTGCCGGTCGCGGTCATCAGCGCGTCATAGACTTCCGCCGTCCGATGCGAGCCGATCTCGTCAAGCACCGCGACCGCGACGTTGAGCCCGTCGAGCGCCTTCGCGTCAGACGATATTGGCACGAAACGACTGGCCGAGTGCTCCTGATAGATCGCGTTGACGCGAACGCCGACGCCCCACTCGCGTTGCATGTCCGGCGAGCGGCGGACCATGTGCTGCGCGGTGTCGAACAGGATACGGGCCTGATCTCTTGTGACCGCGGCGGCGTAGCCCTCGGCGCCGCCTTCGTCCTCGCCGAAGGTCATATACATCGCCAGCGGCGCGGAAATGGTTGTCTTGCCGTTGCCTTTCGGCACGTAGACGACACCCTGGCGGAACCGGCGCGCACCGGTCTTGCGTTCGCGGAAACCGAAGATGTTGGCATAGGCGAACTTCTGCCACGGCATCAGAACGATGTTCTTGCCCGCGTCGGGTCCCTTGATGTTCGGCATCTGGGTCGCGAACAGCATCGCGCGCGTCGCCGCGTCGTCGTCGAACGCCCAGCGGCAGGATGCGCGGCGCGCCTCGGCGTGATCGCGGATGAACCGCTCGCCGGCCAGCCGCGCGTGCAGCGAAGCGGATATCTTCCGATCGGCGAGCGCGCGGGCGTAGTCGAGCGCATCGGCCACGAACGCCGCCGGGTCCTCGCCGGAAGTCAGGGAAGCGGCGCTAACCCGTCTTGCCACCCTTGATCACCGCGAGGTGCTTCCACGGATCGACGCGCGGGTCCGGCGCCTTGTCCTGGCCGGCGGGCTGCTCGGCCAGCACGACCCGGATGCGCGGCCGCGCGACCGGCGAGAAGCCGAGTTCGGTCATCATCCGCACGATGATTTTCGCGGCGCGGTCCATGATCTCGACGTATGGCGACATGATCAGACCGTCCGGCCCCTTGACCAGCCAGGGCGCGTCGGGGGCGCGCCGGTTGAGCGTCGCCTGCGCGATCATCGCGCCACGGTGCCGGTCCTCCGCCTCGACCCAGAGCACCAGCGCCGTTCGGTCGAGCAGTTTCAGCACGCCCCTGGGACAATGCCGGATGGCATACTCCCAGCCCTCGCGCTGGCTCGGCGTGAACCAGTCCGGTGCGTCCGTCAGGTCGCCGAGCGGGACGGGCTCGGCCGCGCGCTTCGCGTGCCGGTCCTTACGCGCGGTGCCGTGCAGATTGTGCAACGCGGTCGGCTTCGGCGGGCGCCCGGTTCTCATGCCGCCGCCCGCTGCTGGTCAGCGATGGCGAGGACGCGGTCGCGGATCGTCTCGGCGATGGCGCGCATCATCACCGGAGGCACCGCGTTGCCGCACCGTGCCCACTGGTCCGCGTAGGAGCCCTTGAGCACGTAATCATCGGGGAAGCCGCAGATGCGGCGCAGTTCGGCGATGGTGAATTTGCGGCGCTCGGTTGGGTGGACCACTGACGCCGAGGAAGATGGCGCTGTCGGAGACCAGCCTTCGCCAGGGGGACATGTCACAGTCGGGCAAGGTCGTCCGAGGGAAGGTTTGACGAGGCTTCGATATTTCGTTGACTGCTCGCCCGGCTTCAGCTTGTCCCACTCGGCGCCAATCGCGTAACGGGAAATATCGGTCTCGGCTTCGATCTCATAGCGAGTCTGTTCTGGGTCCGATGCCATCATGGAGTTCATTGGCCTAGTAATATCGCTTTCCTGCCGCTTGAATTGTGATCCGGTACGACCTTCGATCTTGCCAATCCAAGGCATCGCGTCACGCACGCTGTAACGATATGCCAACGGCTTCGGGAAAGCGGGAGCGAGGCCGAGATCGTGGCGCACTCCGACAAAGATGAGTCGCTGCCGCATCTGCGGCACGCCGAGCCATTGCGCGTCGAGCAATCGGGCCTCGACCCGGTAGCCGCAGTCCTTGAGCGCGGCGAGTATTTCGAGAAAGTAACCTTTCGCCGTGCCTTTGATCAGCCCCGAGACGTTCTCGGCGACGAAAACGCGCGGCTGAAGTCCGCGCAGCAGGCGGACATACTCGTGGAAAAGATCGTCCTGGCGCTGCGTCGCGTCGTGCGAGGTCGTGACCTTGCCCCAACCCTTTTCCCGCTTGCCAGCCGTCGAGAAGGACACGCAGGGCGGCGAGCCGTCGAACACGTCCAACTCGGCGGCCGCCAGCCCGGTCGCCTCCAGGATGTCCTCGGCCCGCACCGCGCGGATGTCGTGCCCGTCCAGGATGGTGCCTGAAGCCATGTTGGCGGCGTAGCTGGCGCGCGCACTGGCGGTCAGTTCGTTCGCCCAGACCACCTTGAAGCCCGCCATACGGTAGCCGGTCGATGAGCCGCCGCCGCCCGCGAAGGTCGATGCGACCGTGTAGCCGTTCCAGGGCAATGCACGGACCTCATCCATCGAGGGCACGCGGTAGGGTGGCTTATCGGTCAGGCGCGGCATCGGTTCCGCTTTGCCATCGTTATGAATGTGCCAGTGGCCCAGACTGTCACCGCCCATTCCCCCGGCCATGATGCACGGTGCCGGCTGACCGATCGAAAACCGCTTGCCGGTCTGGAACCCATTCGGGTTGTCGCTTTCGATCCAGATCATGCAGCTTCATCATCATCCGCCGTCCGCGTCGCGTGCCCGCCGCCGGACCACTTGAACCCGCACTTGGGGCACTCGTGCTCGGTTTCGATGTTCTCATCGTACTCGTTGAAGCCCTCGGGCGCCTTCGGCCCGGCGAGCAGGCTTTCGAGGCTCGCCGCGTCGAACCCGGTCAGGTCAAGCGCCGCGCCAAGCTCGCGCAGGTCGGCGAGTTCGAGCGCCAGCAGTTCGTCGTCCCAGCCGGAGTTAAGCCCGAGCTTGTTGTCGGCGATGCGATACGCGCGGATTTTCGCTTCCGACCAGCCGCGCGCCGTCATCACCGAGACCGTTTCGATGTTGAGTTGCCGTGCCGCGAGCACACGACCGTGGCCGGCGATCAGTTCGCCGCCTTCGTTGACCAGGACTGGAATTGTCCAACCCCATTCTCGGATCGAGGCCGCGATCTGCGCGACCTGTGCGTCGGAATGCGTCCGCGCGTTGCGTGCGTAAGGGATCAGTTCCGCGATCGGACGACGCTCGACCTGATCGGCGGGCCATTCGATTTTCGGTGCGGGTTTGCGGGTGCGCGTGTTCATAGCAGCGTCAGCCGCTTCGGCCCTTTGCTTCGGTTTCGCTTTGCCCACAGCGGCCTTAGGTTTGGCAGCGCCCAACATGCGCGGAACTCCGGGTCATCGACCGACTGAAACGAGAACGAAGCGACCGGAACGATGTGATCGACATGCCATTTGCCGAAGTTGGCCCAGGACATACGACCCCTGAACTGCCGCTCGATGTGGGCCATGAGATCGGCCACCGTGTAACCGAGGATGGTTTCCCAGGCTTTGCCGTTCTTATCGCTTCCCAGATGCTTCGTCTCAAAAGCACGACGGATTGACGATCTGACGGCGGACGCCAGCCGCTGCGTTTCGTCCTCCTGGCGGCGCTGGTATGCTGCCCGCACTTTGTCGGGATTGGCCGCGCGGTATGCGCGCTTCGTGACATTGAGATGGTCGCGGTTCGCCGCCGCCCAGGTTCGATACTGCTCGACTTTGCGTGCGCATCGCGCGGCGACAACTTCAGGTGTGGCGGGCTTGGGTCCCATCTTTTGTTTCGGTGTGTTCGCGCGGAACTCCGCACGGCGTTCACGATTTCGCGCGAGTCCGGTGAGGTAACTTTCCAACTTGTCCGCAGGTGACTTGCGAGGCCGTCCCCTCTTGAACGGCACGCCTTTGTGCGCGCGACAAGGCGGCGGTTGGGGTGAAATTTCCTCCCGTGACGACTTATGACCAGGCAAAAAATCGTT